CGTTTCATAACTACGTTTTTGAACGCAAAGTAATAGAAGAGTTTTTAGGTCTACAATGTGTACTTTATCGGATGCTTACACATTAACGACATAAGACCAGATAAAATAGTTATCGGATTTATTGGACTTAGTGAAAGCATAAACATTGCTATTAGTTGGATAAAAAAGTGCCGTAATCATATTGAGTAAAAAAAAAGCAAACAACCCAATCTTTTTACAAACTTTCCAGGTTTTAATGAAACTATTGCTTTTAGAAGTGAAGTAGTTTATGATGAATCGTATATACGTAAAATCAACAACTCTGCACTTGACCAAATAAAGAGAGAAGCCAATGATATTGATCAGTTAATTATTAAAACAGTGGATCTTTATTTGGCAGAAATACATTTTCTAGCAAATAATAAAAAAACAGATGTTATTTTATGTGTATTAGATGAATCTCTAACTAAAATAATATATGGAACTAAAACAATTGAAATTGATGATGATTTTAATGAAGAAGATCCAGTAGAAATTGAGGTAAATTTCAGAAGATTACTTAAAGCTATGGAATATAACATTCCAATTCAAATATTTAGGGATAGAATCGCCAAGCCTTCTTCAGAAATGCAAGATGAAGCGAGCATAGCATGGAACTTTTATACTGCATTATACTACAAAGCAGGTGGCATCCCTTGGTCTGTGAAAAAAGAAAGCAGTAATATAACCTGTTTTGCTGGAATAAGTTTCTACCGTACACGAGATAAGAAAACTATTCAGACAAGTGTAGCTCAAATTTTCAATGAGCACGGTAACGGAGTTATATTAAGAGGTACACCTGTAAAAGAAGATAAAAAAGATAGACAGCCACATTTAACAGAGGTACAAGCATATAATCTTTTAAAAGAATCTTTAAGTGAATATTATAATGCGATTAAAATTTTTCCTCAACGGCTTGTTATCCACAAAAGTTCTAACTATTCAGAGGAAGAAATCGATGGATTTAAGCGAGTCGCTTCTGATATGAATATCAATTCTATAGACTTAGTAACGATCATGCCTACTAACTTCAGGTTATATAGAGATAATGACTATCCACCACTAAGGGGGACTATGTTCAGCCTTGATAAATGTCGTCATTTTTTGTATACTAGAGGATATGTTGAGTATTATGGGACGTATCCTGGTAAGTACATTCCTAATCCAATAGAAGTAAGACTATTTTCTTTTGATGAGTCCCCAGAACAGATATGCAAAGAAATATTATCTCTCACAAAAATGAATTGGAACAATACACAATTTGATAGAAAATTCCCAATCACAATTGAGTGCAGCCGGAATGTTGGAGAAATATTAAAATATGTACCCACAGACCTGAAGCCACAAATTAAATATAGCTTTTACATGTGATTCTTTTCTTTATAAAGTAACCTTTTATTATTTGTTAAAAAGCATGAATAAAAAGAAATTTATCAGTAAATAATTGGGGATATCTAATTGATTAAATCGACAATATTTTCTGTAAATATATTATTATTAATTATACAGAATTTCTCTTCGACATAATATAGTATTAATGGGGTATAATAAACAGAAATATAGGGAGTCGTGTTTCCCGACTCCTTATATTTCTGAGAAAGATAATTGAAAAGAAAAAGATAGATACTGAATAAAACGACTTAGGATCTGATAAGACGTCATAATTAATTAGAAATCCATAATATATTACTTCCTATATTATCTAAAAATTGACTTGACATGACTATTCATGACTATTATGGACAAAAGAATGGATTACTTGTATTATCCATGTTTCTCTTTTATTTTTGTTCAAGATTCATATATAATTTGATAAAAAGTAGAAAAACATGGAAGTATATTACATTGAAGCCGAGATCTTTGAAAACATCATGAACCGGATTGAGAATTTATCCACTCATGTGGATCACCTTTGTAAGAAGACAGAAGAGAAAAAGCTCGGTGAATGAATGGATAACCAGGATGTCTGCCTGCGTCTTAACATCTCCCCACGAACTTTACAGACTCTCCGGGATACCGGAAAGTTGGCATACTCGCAAATCCAGCATAAAATCTACTACAAAGCGGAGGATGTAGAGAAACTGGTGACTTATGTCGGCCTAAAACGCAAGGAGAAAATATTGAGAGAAAAAAGGAAAACGGTTAACTTATAAAATCAGACAGACAATGGACGACATTATAACCAAAAGCAATGAACGTGTAGCCGGTTTCTTCCGCACACTGAACGAGATGCAGGTGAAAATAGAAAAAATAATAGACAACAGTCGTCCTCCACTTGGAGGAGAAAAGTTTCTAACTGACAAGGAGCTTTCCGGGTTGTTGAAAATCAGTCGCAGATGCCTACAGGATTATCGCAATCAGGAACGTATACCTTATATTCAGTTAGGTGGTAAAATCTTGTATAAAGCATCGGATATTGAAAAGCTATTGGAAGATAATTATCATAAGGCTTTGGAATAACAGAACGGGGACAGCCTTCACTGGTTGTCCCCCGTTTTTTGTCCTGTCTCTTTCTTCTTTCATGGCTACATCGCCTTGCCGGATGTCCGGTTATCATCTTTGTCTTCTTCCTCTTTCCAGCCGTTGTAACGTCCGCATTGGTAAACTCTCGGCGTCATTTTATCATCAGGCAGACCGTATTGATTCTTTGTCGTATCCGCAAGTCTGAGCAGATCCCGGTTGACCTTCTGGTTGGTTATTTCGGCATAGATTTGTGTTGTACGAATAGAGGAATGCCCCATCATCCTGCTGATGGTTTCAATGGGTACACCATTACCGAGGCAAATGAGCGTGGCAAAACTATGTCTGGCCATGTAGAAGGTCAGATGACATCCCAGTTTGCATTGTTCTTCTATCATCTTCAGGCTGCGGCACAAACTGCTGGTTGCCGGTACGAAGAAAAGTTTTCCGTCCTTTCCCTCTCCCTTGTATTTGTCGATAATGCGACTTGGAATATCGAGCAACTTGATATGGCATTCCGCCTTCGTTTTCTGACGTTCTATGTGAATCCATCTCGAACCGTCCGGTTCCGTGACGATATTCTCGGAAGTGAGGTTGGCAAGGTCAGCCCTGCCAAGTCCGGTAAACGTCGAGAACACGAACAGGTCACGTGCATGGCATAGCCGGTAAGTAGGTAACTCCACACCCGTCAGTTTGGCAAACTGTTCTCCGGTGAGATAACGATGGTTCACCGGAACGGATTCCAGCTTGTAACCGGCGAACGGATCACGCTTAATGGTTCGTTGCTTTACCGCACGACGGGCGATTTTGTGCAGGAAAATTAAGTAGTCGTTCAGTGAGACGGTTTTTAACCGGAGTACCGTGGAGAGGTAGAACTTGAAATCCTCGATCAGCTGCATGTCAAGCTGGCGGAGCGGAATATCCTCTATTCCATATTTATATTGTAGGAAATTGGCGAGGTGCTTACGCCCGGTGAGATACCTTACATAAGAATGATGCGTCCGGTCCGTGTCCACCCGTCTGGCATACTCTTCATTGTGCTCATCAAACAGGGCAAGCAGGGTTTCTTTTGTCTGCGCCTTGCCGGTAAGGACATTCTTGATAAGCTCTGCGGATACGTATCCTATTTCTTCCACCTTTTCGTTATAGGCTTTCTTTGCCTTCTCTTCCAGTCCGTCCAGATGAATATTCAGTTTCCTTACCTCGTCCTTTGCTTCGGGAGGAAGGTTCTCCAGCCGTTTACCTCCCGACATGGCTCTGCCGGTTTCAGGATTCCACAAGTCCGGTTCGATCTCTAGTCCGGTGGTGTACTGGGTTATCTTCCCGTCAATGGTCACTCTTCCCATGATGGGGCATCTGCCGTTCTTCTTTGTTTTCTGGCGGTTGATGTAAAATAACAGTTTGAATGTACTACGCATAGGTCATATTATTTATCGGTTATTATTGTTCTTTTTTCACTCTTGGTCATTGGCCTTTTACTCGGGCGGTATTTCCGTCTGCTCACGTCTTTCAGAATGTGGGAGGGTGCGGAGTCGATTCCCTGCAAGGTGAATTTGTCCTCTATATTAAAACTTAATGCGGTCACGTCACGGTCTATCTTTTCCTGCGTGATTTTCGCATACCGCTGTGTCGTGGAAATATTGCGATGTCCCATTATCTTGCTGACCGTTTCAATAGGCACTCCCTGGGAGATACAGACCACGCTGGCAAATGTGTGCCGGGCCTGATGGAAGCAAAGGTTGCGGTCTATGCCGCATTGTTTGGCGATTTTCTTCAGGTGGGGATTGAAGCTCGTGTTATGCAACATCGGGAACAGTTTCCTATCCGGTGCCATTCCTTTATACTTTTCTATAATAGTGATGGCAATATCCAGCAGACGCACATTTTCGGGCGTACCTGTTTTCTGGCGTTTCGTTTCGATCCATAGACTGCCGTCATCGGCCTTGACTATATTAGATTCTCGCAGGTTGCACATGTCGCAGTAGCAGATTCCGGTGAACGCTGAAAAAAGAAACATGTCACGGGTAAAGTTCCGGTTGGGCGTGTCGAATGTGGTCATCATTAACTTTTCCAGTTCTTCACGGGTGAGGTAAAGTTGCTTCTGTTTCGGTTTCAGGGGAGTGAATTCCTTGAAAGGATTAAAAGAAAGGATGCCACGATATACCGCTGTCTGTACGATGTGCTTCAGACGTTGTACATGTCCGATGGAACTGCCAGTCTGCATCCCCTTGTCAATACGGAGGTAAAGCTCGAACGATTCGATAAACGATTCGTCCAGTGCTTTTACCGGAATATCGGACACTTTGTATTTGTCCGTAATGTATCCGGCGACATGATGATAGGTGTTCTTGTATTGGTAGAAACTGTTTTCTTTCCGGTTCACGCCCACACGCAAGGCATATTCCTCATTGTGCTCCCGGAATAATCCCAGCAGGGTGGCTTGTGCCGTAGCGATTCCTTGAAATGTGTTTTTAATTTCCTCAGCGGTGATGTCGGCCTTCATATCCAACAGCTCGTTATACCGTTGGCGTAGAAGGAGCAGCATCTTCTCAATCTCACGGTTGGTGTAGACCGCTACTTTACTCTTGCCGGTGCAACGCTGTGAGGTGGCATTCCATAGGTTTGGATTCACTTTGAACTTGCATGCGAATTGTGCGACGGAGTTCGTTTTTCCTTTGACGGTGATACGTCCCATCAGAGGGCATAACCCTTCCGCATCCTGCCCGTTTCGTTTCAGGTAGAGCAGCACCTTGAATTCTGTTTTCATACTCTTCATTTTTAGTTGCAATAATACTCCTAATTGGCTTTTGACCGGATATGAAAACTTAGGCGAAACGTTGCAACGGAACCCGGGCAAGTCGGAACCGCTGTTCCTGTCTGTCTTTCGGGCTATGTTTCTTCATTCTTCCGCAGTCTGTTAAGCATTGATATTCAGCGTTTATCCTCGTCTAAAACAGGTAACGACTTGGTAGCTGAACCGCTTCTATATTTTGCCTTTTTCCCTCTTTCGCTAAGGATGCGATATTGAGCAAATCTATTATAATTCAACGGTTTACGTTTCACTTGCTGCGGTTGTTACTTGGATGCGATTGGGGTGGTTTGTTGCTTCACCGGTCTTTCCTATGTGGACTTGAAAGCCATAACATACGATAATATCCATACCGACTCCAACGGCGGTACATGGCTGATGGGCAACCGTATAAAAACGGGAGTGGCGTATGTCGTAAAATTATTGCCCATTGCTATCGAACTGATTGAAAAATATA